TGAATCATTTTCGCAACACTCCACAAGCAAGTCGTGGGCGGCCTCTTTGGTCAAATCAATCCCCTTATAAGAGTTGATCCGTTTTTCGTTATTGGAAAATGCCAAACCCATTTTGGCCGTGGCCTCTAAAACCATCATTGGCAAATGGCGGATGATTTTCGGGGTGTGACGGCGCGTGACGTTTATTTGGCCACTGAATGCCAAGTTGTCACAAACAAAAACACTCGAACCGATACAAAGCCCGGCCGGGAATTTTTTGTCGTGGGAATTACGCAATCCGATTACGTTTGCGAATTCAGAATTTGGCCCGGCCATTTGAAGCAATCCAAAAAACCGTGCCCCGTCCGGCGTGACTCCAAAACTTGAATCCTCAATTTCCATGTTTTCAATTTGTATCCCTTTTTCCACCATCGAAACAAAGTCACCGTGCCCGATTGGGTGGTGCGTTGTGGTGGGAGCCGGGATAGGCAATTGATTTAGATTTTCGCGCGAAACTAATTCCGCGCCCTTGTGTAGCATTAAACCTCTCATAATATGTATTTTATTTGGTTTTAAAATAGAGCAAATACGATTTGCCCCGGCCGACTTTCTCGCCCCGGCGTCGTGCACCGGGAGAGAAAACCGGGCGGGATTAATAGTCGTTTTCTCCCCAATATTCCCCGGCGTCGCAGTGGTCGAAACTGGCCGGGGCGTTTATGGCTACCGTGGGCCGGTGTTCCCGACAGCGTCCGTATTCCGAAACTTCGACGCCGGGAAATTTAGCGGTGGCGTTTTTTAAGTTTTGGAATATTTCAACAATACATTCCTGCGACTGCCCCTCAAGTACAGAGCCTTTGGGGTAGGTTATCCACCCGCAGGCTTCAAATTTTCCGTTGCCCAGTGGATATATTGTTTCGGCTTTTGGTTTTGGTATTATCATGCTGTTTTTGTTTCTTGTAGTGGTTTATTTTTCATTTTTTATGCGGCCGTTATTTTTCCGGCCCGGCGGAGTTTTACCACGCGGCCAGCCCGGCCGTCAATAATAAAACAAAAGTTTTTGCAAAGTTTATTTGCTCCGGTTTGGCCGGGGAAATAGTTTTTCGGCCTTTTGGCCGGTTGTGGTACGTTTTTTGACCTATGGCGGAGAATCGGGGCGGCCGGAATAAAATTAAAGGGGCGAAAAAACAGGCAATCTTTGACAAATTAAAGGCCGGAAAAGGGGTGGCCGAGATTGCCGGAGAAGAACGGGTGAGTCCGACAACCGTGCAAAAATTCCGCTATGAGATAAAAAACGATTTGCCCGCGTGGAAAGCCAAAACCGTGGCGGCACTAACGGAATTGCACACCAGAGTGGTAGAAGATTTGCGGGAGAATTACCGAGCCGTACCGCCCGGTCAAAAATCTATTTTGCTTGGTATTATTACCGATAAAATTAGAGCTTTATCGGAAAACGAAGCCCAGACTGTCACCCATAACCACCTGCACATCACTCACGGCGATGTCAATTCACTATTCGCGGACAAACCACCGCAAACCACTGGCAGCCAAGGGGATGCACCAGAAAAATTGGTCAACTAAATATAACAGCTATTGTGCGAAGTTTTTACCTAAACCGTTGGCAATCAGTGACTTGCATTTTTCCACAAATTCCTTTTTTTGATTCCTGCCTCGCGCGGTCTAAAAGTTTGACCCGCGCAGGAACCGTGCAGGGGGGGAGGGGGTTGCCGCGCCGCGCGCGCTCCAATCCTATAATGGATTCCAACTTACAAAATTTTTTTACAAAAAGGCAACAATGTTAGAATCCGCCCTCGCCCAGAATCTAGGAGTCCCCCGCAGCGAACTGCGAAAGCATCGGGAGAAATATCCCGACTTCACCTATAAGGAGGGGCGGCTCATCCACTGGACGGGGGAGGGCACGGAGTGGGTTCACAAGTGGTATGGTGTGGGGGCGCGCGGGCATGAGTTGCCCCCAGACACTTACCCGGCCACGGTCAACCGGGCCGACTTCCCCAATCGTAAATTGATTCAGGCCAAGGTGGACAGTCCAGAGGTCGGTGATTACGTTTTGGTGCGGGTTAGGAACGCCCAGATGTTTGTGCCGGGGATGGAGATTGAGGTACGGCGGGACGGGAACGGTTGGGTCGTGATCCGGCAACCACGGCAGCGGGGCAAGATGTGATGGACGCACACGAACAGGTAGACGCCTACTACCAGCAGATCATCGTTGTCACGGAACGATTCAAGGAGGAGTTCGACGTGACTTACGCGCAGTTGATTGGCGCACTGGAGATGTACAAGATGGAGTTGTTTTGTGAAGCAATGTGTGTTCCAATGGACGAGGATGACGACGAAAACGAATTCGGGAATGGAGAAGACGAATAATGAAAACGTGGCGGCCGCAGTTGTGGAGGGTCTGGACATCCAGACGGAGATGGGGCGGGAGATCGTCAAGGTCGCGCTGGAGTGTATGAAGTTGTTTGACGACAAGCAGCAGGACTACGGCAGTGCGAATATATCGATGTCCGGCGAGATTGGGGTTGCCTGCCGATTGCAGGACAAGGTGAGTCGGATACGGCACATTTTACTGAAGCAGTTAAGGGGTGATACAAAAATCAATTATGAGTCACTGGAGGACGCATACATAGACGTGGCTAACATTGGCATGATTGGGATGTTGTTGTCCCGCAATCTTTGGAAATGATGAAGAGTTTGGAAGAGTGGTTGGAGAGGGAGGTTTTGGCGGCCAAGAAAGAGTCGAGGCCGCACCCGTGCGCCTGTTGCTGGGGCGAGGTGGAGGAGCCAGACGAGGAGTATTGTTCGCGGTGTCACAACAATGCGGACAAACCCGATTAAATGGCCTTCACCCCCACAGAACACCCGGTCTTGGTGGTTCCTTCGCAGGAGAAGATGCGGGAATTTGCCGCCCGTGGAGATGCGGGACTGGACGAGTTGGCCCGCGCGCTGGAAAAGCGGGAGGAACTGATCCGGCTGGAGAAGGAAGACCCCTATCGTTACGGATTTGAGCCGGACAACTGGAAAGACGCCGATAAACTTTGGGAGGGCGTGGGCGAACTCCTGATACAAGGCGGTAATCGGGCTGGGAAATCCGAGTATGCGGCCAAGCGGATTGTCCAAGTGATGACAACCAAGAAACGGTCGAAGGTGTGGGTGTTGGGCATGACCGCGCAGTCCAGCATCCGAGATCAGCAGCAGTTGGTACACAAGTACATTCCGATTGAGTGGAAGAACATCAAGAAGGGCCGCATTCAGAACGTCAGTTTTTCGCAGAAGAACGGCTTCACCGAGAACACCTTCATCCTACCAAACGGCTCCCAGTGTTGGTTTATGAACTATTCACAGGAGATACGGGTGATTGAGGGTGGGGAGGTGGATATGATTTGGTGTGATGAGTTGGTTCCGATTACATGGGTGGAGACGTTGCGGTTTAGGTTGGTGACCCGCGCCGGGAGCCATGAATTGTCCGGCCGCCTCCTAATCACCTTCACCCCGGTGGACGGGTACACCCCGACCGTGAAGGAATACCTGAACGGCATGGACATACTGGAGACGCGGCCGAGTCCGTTGTTGCCGGGTAACGTGAATGTGGGGGGTTGTCCGCCGGGCGAGATGCCGTACACGGCCAGAAACCGGAAGGACAACGGCCGCATCATATGGTTTTTCACTTCCATGAACCCGTACAACCCGTATCGGGAGATGGTAAAGACCTTGAAGGGGGAAACCAGCATCCAGATCAAGTTGCGGGCGTATGGGTATGCGGAGAACCTGACTGGAAACCAGTTTCCGAAGTTTTGCCATGTACACATACTGGACTCGGACAAGATACCGGCTGGGACGAATTATGTGGCGGCCGACCCGGCGTGGAACCGGAATTGGTTTATCTTGTGGCTGCGCGTGGATGAGAAGGGGCGCAAGTATGTATATAGGGAGTGGCCGGATCGGGACACTTATGGGGAGTGGGCGACTCCCGGCGAGAAACCGGACGGGGCGATTGGCCCGGCGCAAAGCATAGGTGGCGGGCGCGGGGTGGATGAGATTAAGGAGTTGGTTGTCGAACTGGAAAATGGCGAGGAAATTGAGGAGAGATACATCGACCCCCGCGCGGGCGCGACACAGGCTGCCGGGCGTGAGGGCGGAACGTCGATTATTGACTTGTTGGGGGAGGGGAGTGTTCCGATGTATTTCAATCAGGCGGCCGGAATCTCGGTGGCGAACGGCCTGACGATCATCAATGACTGGCTGAACTACGACCAGACTTCCCCGGTGGACGTGATGAATGAGCCGAGTCTGTATGTTAGCCGGGATTGTGGGAACTTGATTTATTCCTTGCAGGAGTGGACAAACCGGGATGGGGAACGCGGAGCCTCGAAAGACCCCGTGGACACCTTGAGGTATCTGGCCGTGATGGAGCCAATCCACGTCACGGCCGAGACATTTGCAGGATCGGGGATTAGGGGGTATTGATGGTTTCGGCGTTGCCACTGCTGTTGACCCCCAGTCAGGCTGAAGAATTGACGGGGCTAGAACGTAAATATCTGGCGAAACTTGCGGAAGCAGGAAAAGTAAAAATTTATAGAACAACTGGTAACCAGAGACGGTATTATAAATCGTCTTTATTGACGTACTTTAATCATGGAAACAAATGATAAGATAGCACAGGCCACAGATGTGCCTGATGTGATGGAGTTGGCGAAGGAATACAATCGGTCTTTGAACGAGGGTTATTCCTTGGAGCGAGTGGCCGAACTGGATGATGTGCGGTTCACTAGATGGGACGCGCAGAGTGATGACGGGAAGAAGCACGATGCGAATATGAAGGAGGGGGGTCAGGCATTCCCGTGGGATGGGGCGAGTGACACCCGCATTCCGTTGGCCGATTCCATTATAAATGACACGGTGGACATTTTAACCACGGCCTTTAGCCGGGCGACCTTGAAGGTTGGCGGCACGGAGATTAAAGATGCCGAAACGGCGGCCGTGGCGAATAACATGATGCGGTGGCAGATGGACACCAAGTTGTACCACACACTAAACCGCGAATCTGAATTGCTCGCTCAATATGGCCAGCAATATGGGTGGAGTGCTTTGTTCGTGGGTTGGGAGCAGAAGAGTGCCTTGAAGCCTCGCGCCATTACGATGGATGAGATCATGCAGATGGCGGATCAGATGGAGGAGGGAAACCCGTTGAAGGATTTGCCCGAACTCATCATGGACGCGGAGCAGGAGGATGTTGTGGTTGGAATTTTGCAAGCGCAGTTTCCCGGTCTGGAGGCGAAGGAGGCGCGGTCGGCCATTCGGGATTTGCGGATCGACGGCCAGACCGAAATACCGGAGGCGTATATTGCGGTGAACCAACCGACTATTGTGGCGTTGAAGCCGTGGGAGGAGATTTCGTTCCCGCCCGAAACCGTGGACTTACAGTCGGCCCGTGTGATATTCCGCCGGACATTTTTGACCGAGGCCGAGTTGCGGGCGAAAGTGGTGGACGAAGGCTGGGACGAGGCGTGGGTGGAGGAAGCCGTTAAGACGGCCGGTCGATCCAGCGAGTTCCACGATTTCAGTCAAACCGTTACGGACTTGACGTTGAACGAGTCCATGACCATGTACGACAACCTGATTGAGGTGGTATATGCGTACAGTCGGCAGGGTGACAAGAACGGAGTGCCGGGGATTTATTTCACCGTATTCAACCCCATCATGTCGATGCACACCAGTGGCGACGAGTTGTATGCCAAGCATGAACTGCTGGACTACGTCCATTGCCGGTATCCGTTTGTGGAATATCGCCGGGAACGGTTGAAACGTCGCGTCACGGAGAGCCGTGGAGTGCCGGACATTTGCCGAACGTGGCAGAACGAGATTAAGACGCAGCGCGATTCTGTTTTCGATTCCACCAGTTTCGAGACGCTTCCCCCCATTATGGTGAGCAAGCGGATTGGGGTGGCGAACAAGATTGGCCCGGCCGTGCAGTTGCCGGTGACCAAGCCGGGCGAGTATGAGTTTATGAACCCGCCCGCGCGAACCCCAAACACTGCGCTTAACCTGATCGACATTGTGACGAAACAGGCAGACGAATATTTCGGTCGAGCCAACGCGGCCATTCCGGCCACGCAGACCCAGCTAAAACAGCAACGACTTGTTAATAACTGGTTAACAGTGTGGACAGAGGCGTACCAGCAGATGTTCCAGTTGAGTTTGCAGTTTTTATCGCCGGAAGAAATCCAGCGGATCACTGGCACTAATGCCGTTCCAGAAAGCGACATGATGCAGTTTGATTTCGTGTTGAAGTTTGATGTGCGCGAATTGGACACGGAATATGTCAACACGAAGTTGTCGAGCATCGCGCAGTATGTTGTGCCGCAGGATGTCGGTGGAGTGCTGGACAGGAACAAGTTGGTGGAGATGATTACGCGATCTATCTCGCCGGACATTGCCGAGGAGTTGGTGATCGACCAGACGACGGCTTCCCAAAAGATGTACGAGGACGTAAAGGCCGATGTTGGAGGGATGATGTTGGGAATGGAGCCGCAATATGTGGAGAACGACCCGGCCGCGCAGACCAAGATGCAGTACGCGCAGGAAATTGTTGGGCGCAACCCGAAGGCGCAACAGGCGTTACAGGGCGACGAATTGTTCGCGCAACTGTTCGAGAACTATTCCAAGAATCTCCAGATGTCCGTTATGCAGCAGCAGAACGCGCAGATCGGCCGCATTGGGGTCAGTCAGGTAACATGAACCAGAATCTAGGCCCGTTCCAGTTTGAGAATAGTCTTTTGTGGAACACTATTCTGGAGAACCTGTCGGCAGCCGTGGAGGTGGAGACTTCGCAGGCAATTGCCGGGGAAACGCAGGGGGAAGAACGCATTCACCAATGCGGACGGGCGGCTGGACTGACCGACTTCGGCGCAC